CGCAAGGTGCTCGAAGCATACCTGCCGAATCTCGAGCCCGCGACGTATGACGCGATTATCAGCGAGCTCGAAGCCGCGGCCGCCGTTATAGAGCAGACGCAGACCTACGGAGACGAGGACGATGAGACAGACAGCGACGCGGGCGGAGATAGACGCATTTGAGCGGCGCATCCGTGCGCTGATCGCGGAGGGCTACGCTGTGCCGTTCGCTGTACGGCAAGCATATCGCGAATATCCGGTCATGCGCATACTGTTTGGCGAGTTGATCGATCAAATACGTGCAGAGGCGGAGCGCGGATATGGCGAGGCACTGCCGCAGGGCATCACGGATCGCCTGTTTACGCAGTCCTGGACGCCCGATAATCTGACGCTTTCGGAGCGCACGACGCGCGGGGGAATCCTTGTGCGGGAACTGGTCGCTCGGACGATCTCGGAGCAGATCAAAAGGAGTGCCACATACCGACAGGCGAGCCTTGCTATCTTCGACGGGTACCAGGAAGCGGGCATTATCCCGACACAGTCCCTTCCGAAATTCCTGCAGGACTTGACGCAGGTTGCTCGTCGTGCAGGTGTCCCGCCCGGCGAGATATTGGCCGCGCTAAAGCCCATTCGTCGGCAGATTGCAAAGGGCACAACCGCAGGCATGCGTGCAGCATATTCGCAACTTGTCGATGCGCTCGAAGATCAAAACGAAAAAGCGCTGAATAAAGCGATATATGCTGCCACGCAGGAGCGGACGCGCTACTTTGCGGATCGCATCGCGCGGACGGAGATGGCACGGGCATACCAAGACGGTTTTTTGCTCAAAGGGGAAAACAACGACGACTGCATCGCCTATCAGTGGCGACTCTCGGGGAGGCATCCGCGTTATGACATCTGCGATCTATACGCCAAGGCGAATCTCTACGGTATGGGGCCGGGGATATTTCCGAAGGACAAGGTGCCGCGTTTGCCGGCACACCCGCACTGCATGTGCTTTCTCAAGCCCGTTATCCGCGGGATGATCAATAACGAGGAGCCGATCGATCGTGTCGAGGAGGGCGGCAGAGAATATCTTGACAGCGTCAGTCTGCATCATCGGCAGATGCTCCTTGGTGTGCACGGCGTCAAAGACGTGATGGGCGGAAAGGTCAGCTGGACGCAGAAAGCACGCGGATACGGCGGCAAAAAAATTGACAGCAGGCTATCGCCAAACGAGTCACGAAGTGATATACTAAAGAAAAAGACATTCGAAGAGCTCAAAGCGTACATCGGAGCGCTCGACAGCAAAACGGTGCGTGAGTGGTACATCTATCAAACCGAGTGGATCCATTCGCAAATAAGCACCGAGCTTCCGATCGAGGAGCAAGCGCGGCAGGCGTTTGAACTGCGCAATCAGTACAGACGTCAGGCACGCGACTTGATGGCAGATCAGGAGCTTAGACGGAAGCTTGACAGAGAAGATCCTGTGAGGACGTGGGAGCAGCTTATCGCCGACAAGATGCAAAGACGTCCAGGAATTTCGCAGGAAGATGCAATTCGGCTGATCTATGAAAGTGCTGTGCGAAGTCGCCGCAGCGTCAATGAAAAATTTGGATTGGGGTGATAGCGATGCGTAAGCAGTATAAGTATTCCTACTCAATCTGCGATCAGTTTGCACCGGACCTATTTCCGAAGCAATGCGCCGCCCTTGAACAACACATTCCGAATCTGGCAAAAGGTGAGTTGCTGGAAGACGTTGATTCGAGCGCATGGCAATTCTATTTTTCGCCGCAAGGAGAAATAGTCGTACGAAATGACAACGTTGCAAATGAACTGTACATCGAATCCGATTTCGATATAGAACCCTATTTTTCTTAAGCTAAAAAGCACTTGCACTCTATGCAGGTGCTTTTTTCATGCCCTCCGTGCTTGACGGCAGGGCATTTTTTATGCGCGGGATTGAGACCCGCAAGACTATTTGCACAGGAGGCAGACAACATGGAACTCAAAGAGGTGTATGCAGCACTGGAGGCTGCGGAAAATGGCACGGTGATGGTGGAGACCATCAAAAGCGAGCTGGCGGGCGTCCGGAAGGGGGCGGCAGATGCACGCATCGCAAAGAACAGGGCAGAAGAGGAGCTGACCGGGCTCAAAAAGCAGCACGGGGAACTCGAATCGAAGCACAAGGAGTTGGAGACGCAGCTCGGCGCCGCTCGTGAGGAGGGCGCAGGTGCACAGACCGAGATGCAGAAACTGCAGGGGCAGATCGCAGATCTTGCTAAAAAGTATGAGGCCGCCGAGACGGCACGCAAGACCGCTGAGGAAAAGCGCGTACAGGCGGACATCATGGCGCAGACGGTTGATGCTCTCACAAAGGCGAATGCCGTTGACCCGCAGGAGTTTGCAAAATTGGTCGTTCCGAACATCAAGGTCACCGAGGATGGTGCATACTGCTATACCAAGGCAGACGGTACGCAGGGAAGCATTGCGGACTGCGCTGCAGAATGGCTCGACGGAAAAGCGTGGGCGGTTAAGGATATGCAGAGACGCGGCAGCGGTGACGGCAGGTCGCAGGATAACGGAGCGGGCGGAACGCTGGAAGAGCAGATTGCCGCCTCGCTCGGAGGTTAAACAGAAAGAGGTAATAACACATGGCAATCAATACGCTTGAGATGGCGAGACTCTATCAGAAAAAGCTCGATGAGCGGATGATCGTGGATGCTACATCCGGCTGGATGGAGGCAAACGCTACAAACGTACAGTATGACGGCGGCGATACCGTTCGCATGCCGTCCATCTCCACGTCCGGACTCGCGGATTACAGCCGCGACAACGGCTTCAATCGCGGCGCGGTGACGCTCTCCTACAAGGACTACACGCTCACCAAGGACCGCGGCCGCACGTTCCATCTCGATGCGATGGACGTCAACGAGAGCAACTTCATCGCGACGGCCGGTGCCGTCATGGGCGAGTTCCAGCGTGCGCAGGTCGCGCCGGAGATTGACGCCTACCGCTACTCGCGCATCGCAGCACTTGCCAAGGGCGCATCGCATGAGTCGGCGGCATTTACGCCGAGCAAAGACAACATTCTCGGCAAGCTCGATGAGGAGATTGCAAAAATCCAGGATATTGTCGGCGAAAGCGAGCCGCTGGTCATTATTATGCCAATCCCTGTACGCACCATCCTCAATAACGCGAAGGATGTGACGCGGTATCTCGATGTTGCGGACTTCAAGGCAGGTGAAGTGAGCACAAAGGTTAAGACCTATAACGAGATTCCGATCCTCTCCGTCCCCTCCGATCGCATGAAGACAGCATATGTCTTTGCGGACGGCAAGACGACAGGACAGGAAGCGGGCGGATTTAAGCCAGATACCGGAGCCAAGTCGATCAACTGGATCATCATGGCGCGCAAAGCGCCGATCGCAATCTCCAAGACAGATAAGATTCGCGTTTTTGACCCTAATACGAACCAGGCAGCGGATGCGTGGAAGCTTGATTACCGCAAATTCCATGATATCTGGATCCCGAGCAACAAGCTCGCGGGCGTTTGGGTTAACACGGGCGCATAAGGAGGAGCAGCATGACAAGACTTGTACGACTGAATGAGGTCCAGTACTCCGAAACGGAGGAGCGGACAGCAGAGCTGATGGCGCAGGGCTTTGAGCCCGAGCCGCTCGAAGCAGAGGCGCCTAAGGTCAAGAAACCTGAGGAGCCGAAGGACAAGGAGCCTAAGGAGCCCAAGCCCGGCAAAGGCAAGAGCAAGAAGACGGATGAGGGCGGTGCGGAAGACAATCCGAACCCCGAGGGTAATGAGCAGCATTGACGCGTTCCGGCGTAATCTCCGACTTGCTGTCGAGGCAAGTGCGATCGAGGTTGCGACGACCGCAAAGATGCAGCATCGCTACAAACAGCAAAACGGTCGTCTCAAAGATGCAGTGCAGACTGCAATCAATGACGACGGAATGGAGGGGCGCGTGTACCTTGATGGTAATATCGCGCCCTATGCTGTTTTCATCCATGAGGGCATCAAGCCGCATGACATTTTCCCGAACCGTCGGAAGGCGCTGCGCTGGGTAGATGGGAACAAATTCCTTTTTGCCAAGCGCGTTCGGTTCCCGGGATGGGCTGCGGATCCGTTTTTGTATGATGCGCTCGAATCCAACGAAAAGACAATCGTTTCTATTTTTGATCGCTACACGGAGCGGGCTCTGCGGGAGG